GCCGTTCCCGCCAAGCTGACGTCGCGCCTGGTTGGCACCTCAGACCGCAACCGCATCAACGCCATCCTCGACGGCGAGATGCGCAGCCTCTGCGCTGAACTCGCCGCCACTCCCATCCAGACGCCCAAGCGAAGGCAGGATCCGGAGGACGAAGAGTGACGTACCCCTATCGCTACGCGTGGAACCGGATGGATCGTAAGGATCAGCGATGTCGCGTGCTTGTCCGCGGCAAGATGAATTCGTGCCTTATTGAGTTCGAAGACGGTTTCCGCGCGGTGACCAGTCGCAATGCTCTGCGGAGGATTCGGTGAGCTACACTTCCTCAGAGCTCGGCCTTGCCGCCCTCGACTCTGCTCTGCGCGCCGGTCTCCAGCAATTCACTCCGCCGCCGGCGCTGAGTCTCAGCCAGTGGGCAGATCAATTCGCTGTGCTATCCCGGGAAGACTCTGCGCAGCCGGGCAAGTTTCAAACTGCCAGCGCTGAATACCAGCGCGGCGCCATGGACGCCATCACTGACGCCGCCATTGAAAACATCATCCTCATGTGGTGTTCGCAGTCCGGCAAAACCCGCATTCAGATGAATGCCATAGGTTATTACTCCCAGCATGATCCTTCGCCCATCATGATGATCCAGTTCTCTCTGGAAGAGGCGGAGAAGTTCAGCAAGAACCGCATCGCCAAAATGATCCGCGATACTCCGGTCCTTAAGCGCCTGTTCAAGGACCCTCGCTCGCGCGATTCCGGCAATACTCTGCTCAACAAAGAATTCCCAGGAGGCGTCCTCACTCTCGCCGGCGCTAACTCGCCTGCGGGCCTCGCCTCCAAGCCCATCCGCATCCTCATGCCGGACGAGGTTGACCGTTACCCTGCATCCGCCGGCACAGAAGGCGATCCCATCAACCTGGCCAAAAAACGTACCACCACCTTCTGGAACCGCAAAAACATCATGGCCAGCACTCCCGGCATTAAGAAGCTCAGCCGCATTGAGCGCGCCTTTGAGGATTCTGATCAGCGCTATTTCTTTGTGCCCTGTCCTCACTGCGCTGAATTTCAAAGGCTCGACTGGGCACGCCTCACCTGGGCCAAAGATGCCAAAGGCCGCGCCATCCCTCAGGACTGCTTTTACGGCTGTATCAACGGCTGTGAGATTCGCGAGTCATCCAAGTTTGACATGGTCCGCCAGGGAGAATGGCGCGCCACCGCCGTCTCCATCGACGGCAAAACCGCCGGCTTCCATCTCAACGCGCTTTATTCTCCGTTCATCTCCTGGTCTGAACTCATCAGTGAGTGGCTTGAGGCGCAGGGCCCGCACAACACTGAGCTGCTGAAGACATTCGTGAACACCCGCCTGGCTGAGACCTGGGAACTTAAAGGCGAAGGCGCCGAACAGACCGAGCTCGAGAAGCGCGCCAATGAACAGTACCGTGATCTCATCCCTGAAGGCGTGCTTATTCTCACCGTCGGCGCTGACGTGCAGAAGGACCGCATTGAAGCCACTCTCATGGGTTGGGGCATCAAAGAGGAATCCTGGGCCATTGAGCACAGAATCTTCCAGGGCGATCCCAGCAAACAGGAAGTTTGGGATGAGTTCGATGCCTACCTTCTCCAGACCTGGCAGCACGTCTCCGGCATGCAGATGCGTATTGTCTGCGCCATGATTGACTCCGGCGGACACCACACCAAGCAGGTCTATGCCTTCACTCGCCGCCGCGAGCTGCGCAAGGTATATGCCATCGTGGGCCGCGCCGGTCTCGGGCGTCCGCTGGTTGGACGTCCCAACCGCGTGGGCAAGGAAAAAACTCTGCTCTTCAGCATCGGCGTAGATACCGCCAAAGAACTGCTCTATTCGCGGCTCAAGAATACCGCTCCCGGTCCGGGCTACTGTCACTATCCTGCCAAGGCTTGCTTTGACGGCGAATACTTCAAGCAACTGGCCTCTGAGCATTTGGTCACGCGGTTAGTGGATAACGTCACCAAGGCGGAGTGGAAAAAGAAATACGACCGCAATGAGGCCCTGGACTGCCGCGTTTACGCCATGGCCGCTCTCGATTGCCTCCAGCCCAAGTGGGAAGCCGTCGCTGAGAACTTTGCCAAAGGTGTAGAAGCGGCTAAAAAAGCGAAGGAACCGCTGAAGCAGAAAGCACAGCCGAAGGCTCCCCGCCGCGGTTCAAGCTGGGTCAACTCATGGAAAGGATAAATAGAAACGTGTGGCACAGCCGCCCTCGGCTGTGGCCTTAGAGCTTTGCTTTTATGGCTCTTGAAATCGTTGCTACCCATCGCGATGTTGGGGACGACGGCGGAATGCCATTCAGGAATTCGCCTTCAGGCATCTCGATAATTTTTATCTCATTGACACGGGTGCATTCTTGCCTGTCTAGCTTTTCATCGTGAATCTGTTTAAGCAGATTTTCTGCAACCTTTCGGTCAGACCATAAAGCCTGGCTCACATCGTGGTATGCAACGAACTTCTCAATCAGATAGGAGCTGTAAAAAGTGCCCGCCTCATCATTTTTCAGGTGATTGAATACAGATATATTTTCAGAAAGCGTTATCGCGTTCATACAAGCCGAAATATACCACTAATTCGCCTTAATTCGCGGCTAATTTGACTTGTTTTTCGTTTCCGCGTTACTGCTCATGCGTGACGCCGCCTCGCCCAACTCAAGAGCCTCAGTCCGTTGTCGCCGGAGACACACTCCAGTTTGACAAGGACATTGATAATTTCCCTGCCTCTGACGGCTGGACCTTGGCTTATGTGCTCACCAGCCCGCCGCTTGCGCCCATCTACATCAAAGACGCGGTAATCACCAGCACCGGAGCAACGTTCAATATCAACGTGCCCGGCGCAACCACCGCGCCCTGGGCACCTGGCAAGTACTTCTGGGTGGCTTATGTCACCGGATCCGGACAGTACGCCGGAGAGCGCTTCAAAGTCGGCGAGGGATGGATTCAAATCTTCCCCAACCCAGCCGCCGCGGATTCAACTACAGATTATCGTTCCACCGCCAAAAAGAACCTTGACGCCATTGACGCCGTTTTGCAGAACCGCGCTGGCGCAGACGTGCAGTCTTACAAAATCAACGGCCGTGAGCTGGTAAAGATGGGCGTCACTGAACTCTTTCAGCTCCGCAGCTATTACTACCAGCAGTGGAGAGCCGAGCGCATCGCCGCCGGCGAACAATTCCCGTCGCGCACCGTGGGCGCGGCCTTTGGACCGGTGAGGTAAAAATGCCCCTGACCCTGCTCAACCTCACTCCTATCCGCCATGAGCTCATGATCTCCGCGGCGCAGTCCAGCCCTGCGCCCGCGCCTGCCAAGCGCGAGATCACTATGCCGGCCAACATCCTTCAGGCCATCTACAGCGGACACTTCAAAGGCGCGCAGATGAACCGCCTCACCATGGATTGGGCGGTCAGCATCCTCTCCGCTGATCAGGAGCTTTATGCTGATCTCCGCCGTCTCCGCGGACGCTCCCGCACGCTGGCTAAAAACAATCATTACGCTGCCAAGTTTCTACGCCAGGTGGAAAAGAATGTCATCGGTGAGTGTGGCATCACTCTGCAGGCTAAGGTAAAGAATCAGCGCGGCGGCAAGCTGAATGAAAAGATCAATGAGACCATTGAAGACGCCTGGGAGGACTGGAGCGAGCCTGTAAACTGCGCCGTCGATGGCAAGCTGAGCTGGGGAGCTGCCCAGCGCTTCTTTATCCGCAACGTCGCCATGGATGGCGAGGTCTTTATCCGCAAAGTCCCTCTGCCCGGCAATCCTCACCTGTTCGCGCTGCAGTTCATTGATCCGGACCAGGTTGACCCAACGTTTTTCCTCCAGCGCCTGCCCAACGGCAATGAGATCCGCATGGGCGTGGAAGTCGATCAGTACCAGCGCCCGGTGGCTTACCATATTTGGGACCGCCATCCCTCTGAGTACACCTCCAATCCTCAGCTTCGCCGCCGCATCCCGGCCGCGGAGATCATTCACGCCTTCATCCCTCTGCGCGTGAATCAAACGCGCGGCATTCCCTGGATGACTCCTGCCATGTTCGAAATGAACATGCTGGTTGGGTACAAAGAGGCTGAAGTTATCGCCGCACGCATCGCGGCCTGCAAGATGGGATTCTTCCAGTCTGACATTGGAGCGGAATATACCGGCGATCCCGCGCTCGCTGCCAGCGGCGTAGATTCCAGCCTGCAGCCTGGCATGGGCCCTCAGCTCATGGAAGCTCAGCCCGGCGTGTTTGAATCCCTGCCCGCCGGCATGAAGCTGGAGACTTTTGATCCTCAGCATCCCAACGCGAGTTATGAAGCTTTTTGTAAAGGCTCTCTCCGCGGCATTGCCAGCGGTCTCGATGTCTCTTACAGTTCGCTTGGTAACGATCTTGAGGGCGTGAACTTTTCCAGCATTCGAGCCGGATTGTTGGATGAGCGCGATACCTGGCGCCTGCTCCAGAAGTGGACCATCGATTCTCTCTGTAATCCTGTCTACCGCTCCTGGGTGCCTAACTCCATCCTCGCCGGCGCGCTGGCTCTTGATGCCTCTCAGATCCCGCAATATTCCAAATCGGTCGTATGGCATCCGCGCGGCTGGGATTGGGTTGATCCGTACAAAGACGTAATGGCTTCCACGCTGGAAGTACAAAACGGCTTCGCCACTCGCGCCATGATCCTGGCTGAGCGTGGACTTGATTTTGAAGAGGTCATTGAAGAACTGGCCGCTGAACAGGAAGCCATCAAAGCTGCCGGACTTACTCTCGGAACTGATGCCAAAGGCGTAGCCGACACTGCCACAGATGATCAGAACGCCG